GATGGTATGAATAATGGTGATAAAGGAGGAATAAATTCATTAATTAAAATAATAAGACCCAAAAAAACGAAAAAACAAAGATTAGAGGAAACAACATTAAATCCAATTATTTGTATAGGTAATTATCATATTGATAAAAAAATAAAAGAATTGATGAAAGTATGTCATGTTATAGAATTAAAAACACCCACAAAACATCAAATTAATACTATTATTGAAAAAATAGTTCCTATTTTTAATACTTTAAATCCTGAAGAATGTAAAACAAATATAATTAATTATATACAGGGAGATTTAAGAAAAATAAAAATTATTTATGATTTGTCGAAAAATAATGAAAAATTATTAACGGATAATAGTATTAAAAATATATTTTTGACCAAATCATATAACGATGATACAAGAAAAATAACTCAAAAACTAATTAATAATAACTATCCGATTGAAGATCATTTAACCATAATGAATGAAACAGATAGAACAATAGTAGGATTATTATGGCACGAAAATATAATAGATGTTTTGGGAAAAATAAAAAAGGATGATGCAATACCATTTTATTTAGAAATATTGGATAATATGTGTTTTGCGGATTATATTGATAGAATTACATTTCAAAAACAAATATGGCAATTTAATGAGATGAGTTCGCTTATAAAAACATTCAAAAATAATAAAATATATCAAGATACATTTGGTTCAAACAAGAAAACAAAATATAATCCTACTGAAGTTAGATTTACAAAGGTACTAACAAAATATTCAACCGAATATAATAATTCTATTTTTATTCAGAATTTATGTCAAGAACTATCAATGGATAATCACGATATGTTTGCTTTTTTTTTAGATTTAAAAAATAAATATAACGATAATGAAATACTATCATTATTTGAAAATTACAATATTAGTAAATTAGATATAAATAGAATTTATCGATATTTAGAAAAATATACTAAGGAAAATGTGAATGAAATAGAGGATGAAATTGTAGATGATGAAATAGATATATAACGAAGTATTTTATATAACGAAGTATATATAAGTATTCTATAATAAGTATTTTATAACGAAGTATTATATAAAAAATTATTATAATAAATAAATTTTTTATATTAAGGTTATCATTTATTGTAATAAATAAATATAATATTAAGATGTGTCTACATATAATGCCTTTTTAACCCACCTTTCTTTTGTTTCAGTTGTGACATTTGTAAAATGATGTTTCTCATATTGTTCAGGAGAATCATAAAAAAGTGTAAGCGGGTCTTTTCTCCCGTTATAGCCAGTTGCATCAGTAACCTTGAAAAGTGTGGATTCTTCTTTACTACCAACTAAAATATCATATCTTAACCCCGTAACCGCATTTCGAATTAGACTTCCTCTGTGAGCAGACCCATAATTTTCAATATTAATACGCTTATAATATTTCCCATCAGTCCATTTTTGATTAAATGGAAGAGTATACTTATCGTAATATTTATCCAATTTCTTTACAGCATAATCAGCCTCTTTTAGCCTTAATCTCCATTCGGTTGACGATTCATCATTAAAGTTGGAATCTACAAGGTCGTCGTAATACATATTGATATGTTATATTATTATGTAATATTCCTTTATATTATTTTAATATATATATTATTTTGTTGTTGTTGATGTTGAATTGCGAAGTTCATTTACTTCTGTTGTTAGTTGTTTGATTTTTTTAAGAAGTTCGCTAATTAATATATTTTTATCTGAAAGTTTTTTTTCATATTCATTGTCTTTATTAAAAGACAATAATTTTTGCTGTGATTGTAACATTTTATTATGATCTTCTAATCGTTTAGCTCTTTCTTCTTCCATTTTTTTAATCTGTTCTAATAATTTCGGTTTATTTTCGGGTCTTCCGGGTTTATAATTTTCCAAAAGAGTATTCATATCAAATATATAAAATTGTTTTAAAATGGGATCTTTAATAAAATCATCAACGTTGTAAGGTGACAATATTGTTTTTGTTTGTTCAGGATTTTCCAATAGCTTCTCTTTATTTAAAGAATTATGTTTATGAGAACATACTAATATTGATTTCAACGGATCTAATTGAATTAAAGGTATTGTATATCCTTTTGTAAATCTATGTTCTTCAGCTAAAGCAATAGCATCATCATACTTTGTTTGAGACAACAATTCTTTTTTAAATGCAAATGTAGCAGCAGTTGAGTGATATTGTTTATATGGGCCACATTGATATACCGTATTTTTAGAATCAAAATATATATGCATTTCTGATGAACCAGCAATTAAAAATTGTGGATTTTGTTGTAAAGTATCAACCGCGTGTGAAATGCGTTCCGGAGGATAGTAGTCGTCATCATCCATATAAATAATAATATCACCAGAGCATTTTGTATGCATCAAGTTTCTTTTTTTACCAAGAAGCATTTTTTCATCATAATAAAAGTATTTGACTTGGGGTATATCTTTTATAAGATCTTCAATAGGATCAGTTCCATCATCGATAATAATCCATTCAATTCGATCCTTGGGATATGTTTGATGTTCAAAACATTTTATTAAAAATGGAATAAAAGGTCTTCTGTTAAATGTTGGAGTGCACAAACTAACAAATGGAAATACCTTTTTATTCTTATTCTTATTTTTAGCCATACTTATAAATAGTAATTAATATTTAAATTGTTTATTATTTCAATAATTAAACAAATCTTATTTGATATTGTTTTGTTTTTCCTTTTCTTTTTCTATTTCCACCCTTTTGTTGTGGAAATTGATTTTCAGGGTCATCAAATTGTGATGTATATTCTGGTATGGTTACTGTTTCTGTTGCTGGTGTGGTTACTGGTGTGGTTACTGGTGTGGTTACTGGTGTTGGTGTGGTTACTGGTGTTGGTTGTTTAATTTTATTATCCATCAATTGTGGTGCTGATGGAATACTCATCATTTTGTCAGATGGTGCTGATGGATTTTCAACAGGTATCAATTCTGCCAAAGGCACTGGTGTTGATTCTACAAAAGGCACTGGTGTCGATTCTACATAAGTTGAACCACCAACATCATTATTGGTTGTCAGATTTCTATACTCCTTATTATTTTTGTATTCTAAATTTTTGTCATCAATAGGTATAGGTTTACATATTTTAATTGTCTTGTTTTTATCAAGATTAGCTACACTTAATGGTTTTATATTTTGTCTTATTGTATTACTAAACCCATCTACATATGTAGGCATTTCATTTGTATAAAATCCCATAAAATATGCAAAAGCTACAGCTAAGACAATACCAACAATAGAATTACTTCCTAAATATGTAATTCCATTTGAAAATAAACTGATTGTTGCGAGAATAATAAAGAAAAATTGTTTATATGCAAATGTATTTTTAATAAAATCACCAATATTCATTTGGTTATTTTTTACCCTATATGTAGCAAACAACGGAGATATTAACCCATAAAGTGTAAAAATTATGGGTGTTATAAATACAGATATTAAACCAATCCACCACCAAATAAAGCAAAATAATAATAATTTTACACTAAAGAAACTAATCTCTTTGTTTGATTGCCAGTTGGTTTCTTGTTCATTGTCTGAAGCAGGATTTCTAAATAATTCAGGTATACAAATTATATGATAAAAAATGCTAATACAAACATTAAAAAAATATAATGCCATCCATATAAATATTCCAAAAAAACCATAAATAAACATAATGGCTGACTCGGGAAGGTAACTTAAATAATAAAAAATAGTATTTATTGCAAGAAAGTTTTTAGCAACAATATTATCATAAACAGAAGAAAAAAATAATGAAGCACTTGCTGACATTCCCCCCTTAGGATCATTAGCATTTTCTTTTAAAGAACATAAAAAACTCTTATTAAAACTGTCTAAATATTTTTGAGAATTAAATATAGCTTTTTGTGATAATGTATCTTTATTTTCAGAAAAAAAAGATGGTCTCATAATATTGATATCAATTGATTTATTTTCAACTATTCGATCAAAAACGGTATAAGGGGCTAATTCAATATTATCAGGTAAAATATTCGCTTGAGCAACTTTAGTTGTAAATAATCCTAATGTTCCAATAACAAAAATAGATATACCAATAGTAAAAACAATACTTGATAAATAATTTTTAATAAATTTTTTAAAATCATCAGAAGTAATTGCAGTGGTTGTTTCTTCGTTTTTCTTTTCATCAATAGCGCTAGTATCTTCAGTTGTTGACATTAGTTATAATAAATATATATTAAATTATTATAATACTTATTTATTTTATTCAATAATATAAATAAAATCTAAATTCTATATATGGCACTCGATTTTAAATATACAATAATATATATATTTTTATGCTTATTTTTATTTAGGTTTATCATAAAATATGGTTCTTCAGTTTGTAGCAGTTTAAAAGAAGGACTAACAGATTTTGAAAAATACTCACAGCAAATAATACCTTATCCAGAAGACACTCGAATAAATTATAATGATTTGAATTCACCTGAATATAGTCACACCGTGAATTTACCTATAAATGATCCTGTTAGTTGTAAGAATTTTTGTGGACCAAATGCTAAATGTTTACTAACAAAAGAACAATGCACATCTGATATAGATTGTCAGGGATGTAATCCTGGACCTACAAAACAAACAAAATGCGATACAAAAGAAGTAGCCCCATATGATGGTGCTGGGAAAGGATTACAACATAGTCCATTAACTACAGGTTATAATAATCATAATATTAATTTTGCGCAAATATATCCAGATTCAAAAGATGCTCAAATAAGGAGACCATACGAAGGGTTAGATAAGTGGACGGATTCTTTTAATAAAGGTTTAGAATTATATAATAAAAAAAGAGGTATCGCCGATAAATATAATCGAGGAGCTGATACAACAACGGATACAAACCCTGATATGGATACACCATCATTTGAAACAAAATATCCTACAACCATATCAGCAACTGGACTATTTTATGATACGACACCACCAGCGTCAAATGCGAGCCTTTTTAAGTAGCATAAGTTAAACCAACATTACCCCCAATAAAATGTACCATATTTATTCTTTCTTCAAACAAATGTAAATCAAAATTATAATCGTATATTCTCCAGCTACTTTTATTAATTCCTATGATTGAACCCGTTTCCGGGTCACAAATAGTCAAACTTTGTGCAAATGGGTCTAATGGAGGAATAATGGTGGTAAATTCTAATTCAATTTGATTAAACCTGCTCATATTTATGGCACCCGATGGTTGTAAATCGGCGTTATTTGAATTAATGCTAAAATTATAACAATATAATCCAGAGGGAGCATTACCAGTAGTTCGTATATATTTCTCAATATAATCGAAAACTCCAGCGGGTTGTATATTTTCTCTGTAAGATCCGTCTAATAAGATTCCCATTGCAATTAAAATCAATTTATCATTTTGAGGATTGTACGTTTGATTAATTAAAAGACCTGTTAGTGTTCCATCGGGATTTACACCAGGTCCAATATCTACTGGTGTTAATAGTCCATTTATTGTTCTATAAATGGTATAACTTCCTGAGGTGGGAGCTTGTATCACATTCAATGGTAAATAATTATATGGCCAATTGGTGTAATTCGACCATTCATTTCTTAAATTAGCATCGCTGCGTTGAAAATAGAACAACCAATTGGAGACCATACCCAATGAATCTAATTGCACTTTATTTGGTCCAGTAACATTGGGAATTGTTCTTTCGTAAACCTGTTTAATTAAATATTTTTGTTCATTAACTGCGAATAATCGTTGTTCATCGTTCGATAAAAAACAATAAGTGCAATTTAAATGAACATCGGAATTCCATAATGTTCTTTGATCAGAATATGAGTTAATATCAATACATACATCAGGGGGAGGGTGTAAGAAACGATAAAATTGCATATACCATAAATTAAAATTAGGAGATATATATGGATAATTATTAGTAGCATCAAATACATCACGAATAGTAAATAATTGATTAATGGGTCTGAATGTAATATTTATATGTAACTCATTGTATTGAAGGGAGGTTAACGGAAACGCCATTTGTGATTTTAAACCAAACCAACTGTTTAATGGTATGTATAAAATGCGGTCTCTTATGGAAGGTTCTGGGCCAGCCAAATCTCCGGTATAATAAGCATTTGGATATGAGTTTACACGAGAATTAGAATTAGCTGGATCTGTTAGTTCGGGAACCTGACCAATCATTTTATTAAATAATTCTTTTTTGTCATAATTAAAATCGCGTTGAACCGAAGCCAATAAATAATCCCCCGAATATTCTTGTAATGTAAAATTTCCGCAAGTTATACTAATTTTTGATATCATTTTAGCGCCAATATTTTCTATCCATTTAAATTCATACGGAGCCCATTGTTCGATATTTCCTAGTCCCTGTGAGGTGGTTTGTTCGGTAATTTGCTGTGGCGGAAGAATAGGGCTCCAAATATTTGGCAAAGCAACTGATATGTAGCAATCCATTAAAAGATCAGCATATCTAGGTATTTTAAATGTTAAGCTGGATTCTTCGCTTAATCTTAATGTTTTTGAACCTTCAAAATCCACTCTGAATTTCTGAAGACCAAAATTGGTGTATTGATGAAAAGTCGATTTAAAAAACGATTTTGTTGGATTTCCGTTAAGTATAATATTTTGTTGTCCTGCTGAAACGAGGTTCATAAGTCCACCGGGCATTTTTATAATATAATAATATATATTTAATTACTTATTCATTATTATATTTTATTTCGCTATAATTTATTATAAAAAAGTATATATATTATAATATGGACGATACATTAAAAATGAATATTTTTATTATGGTTATTACAGGTATGTTACTTCTAATTATTATTTATTATATTTTTCATTTTATGCGTTTAAGAGGTCAAAATTGTAATTTTATGGATTCAATTTATGGTAATCTAAATGGAAAAATCCGATCAATAGATAATAATGAAAAATTTAATTATACATTAAAAGATTATTATATTAAGTCGGCATACAATTGTTGTAGTGGAGGAAATTATAAGAACGATTTTGTTGATCTTTGCGTATTGAAAGACTTATTAAAACAAGGGGTTAGAGGTCTTGATTTTGAAATTTTTTCTATAGATGATCAACCTGTTATAGCAACTTCGACAGTTGATAGTTTTTATATTAAAGAAACTTTCAATTATATTGAATTTGTTAATGCAATGAATGTTATTCGCGACTATGCATTTTCGACATCAACTGCGCCTAATTCTTCAGATCCAATTATTATTCATCTTCGTATCAAAAGCTCAAATCTAACAATGTATCAAAATTTTGCTTTACTCTTAGAAAATTATAATTCTATTTTATTAGGTAAAGAGTATGATTCTGAAAATAATGGTCAGAACTTTGGTGATATTGAATTAAGAAGTTTAATGGGTAAAGTGGTTATTATAGTTGAAAGAAGTAACAATGCATTTATAGAATGTCCAGAGTTTTATAAATTTATTAACATGACAAGTAAATCTGTTTTTATGAGATCATATCATTATTATGATATTGAATTTACACCATCTAAGGAGGAACTTATTAATCATAATAAACAAAATATGACAATTGGAATGCCCGATAAAGGTTCCGATCCTGTAAATCAAAGCTCGATTGTTATGAGGGAAATGGGATGTCAACTTTTAGCAATGAGATATTCGGTGTTAGATAGTAATATTGAGGAAAATAATATGTTTTTTGATAATAATGGATATGCTTTTGTGTTAAAACCTGTGCTTTTACGTTATATTCCTGATACTATTCCATTACCTCCTCCACAAAATCCAGAATTAGCTTTTGCAGAGAGAACAGTGCAATCCGATTTTTATAAGTTTAATATCTAATTATACCTTTGAAAAAGGTATAGCCAAAATAATACCTTTATACCTTTGAAAAAGGTATAGCCAAAATAATACCTTTGAAAAAGGTATAGCCAAAATAATACCTTTGAAAAAGGTATAGCCAAAATTTATACAGACCTTTAAAATATACATTTGAAAAAAGTTTTTAAATATATATTTTTAAATATATATAATATATATGAAATATGTATGTGATAAAAAAATGACATTTAATGATTGTGAATTAGCTATATTAAGAGCAGCAGTTGATAAAGCAGAAGAACGACAAGGAAGGAAAACAGCTAATTCACCTGAGATTAAAAATATTATTTCAATTGTTGAAAATTTTTTAAGAAAAAAACAATTAATTTGTTATGGGGGTACAAGCATAAATTCAGTATTACCAAAACAAGACCAATTCTATAATAAAGATCTTGAAATACCAGATTATGATTTTTATAGTTTTAATGCGTTAAATGATGCAAAAGAATTAGTTGATATATATGTTTCAACTGGGTTTCAAGAAGTCGAGGCAAAATCTGGTCAACATCATGGGACCTATAAAGTATATGTAAATTTTATTCCTGTAGCTGACATAACTCAAATTCCAAAGGAATTATTTAATGCCATAAAAAAAGAAGCTATAAAGGTGACTGGAATACTACATTCACCACCAAATTTACTGCGTATGAATATGTTTTTGGAATTATCTCGACCTGCTGGAGATACAAGTCGTTGGGAAAAAGTATTAAAAAGATTAACATTATTAAATAAAAACTATCCATTATCCGCGAATCAATGTGCAACCGTTAATTTTCAACGTGAAATGGCCGATACAGATAATTCTGATAATATTTATGAAAACGTCCAACACACATTAATAGATCAAGGTGTTGTGTTTTTTGGAGGTTACGCTTTATCAATGTATTCGCAATATATGCCTAAAAAATTGCAACATAAATTGGAAAAAATACCTGATTTTGATGTTTTATCTGAAGAGCCAATGCTTACCGCTCAAATAATTAAAGAAAGATTATCAGATATAAATGTAAAAAATGTTAAGATTATTAAAAGACCAGGAATTGGAGAAATTATAGCACCACATTATGAAATCAAAGTTGATAAAGACACCGTAGTATTTATATATGAACCGCTAGCGTGTCACAGTTATAATATTGTAAATGAAGGGGGATACAGTGTTAAAATTGCAACGATTGATACTATGCTTAGTTTTTGGTTGGCATTTTTGTATGCTAATCGACCATATTATGATAAAGACCGTATTTTATGTATGTCCAAATATTTATTCGATGTTCAAGAAAAAAACAGATTAGCTCAAAAAGGATTACTTAAACGATTTAGTATTAATTGTATAGGTCATCAAGAAACCGTTGAAGAAATGAGAGCCGAAAAGGCGAATAAATATAATGAATTAAAAAATAAAAAAAAGGACGCAGAATACGACTCGTGGTTTTTAAAATATAGACCAACTGATGGGAAAGAAATTGATGAAGATACTAATAATAAAAAGAAAAATAAAAAAACGAAACGAACAAATATTAGAAAGAAAAAAACGAAGAAACGTAAAGGGATCTTCTTTTAATAAGTTTACAAATAAAATAAATAAAATAAAAATATTATTTTAAGGCAAATATTTTTATTATATATATATATATATGTCACTTGGAGTGCTTGTAGATGAAAATGGTGAAAGTAAAATAGGTAATCATAATATTAGGCAATTAGTGGATGAATTTTGTAAGGGTAATCCTAGAGGTTTGCTAGATATTAGTAATTGGGATGTATCTAAGGTAACAAAAATGAAGGGATTATTTAAAAATAAAAAAGAGTTTGATGAACCATTAAATGGATGGGATGTATCTGGAGTAACAGATATGTCAGAAATGTTTATGGGTGCGGAAAAGTTTAATCAACCATTAGACCAATGGGAAGTATCTGGAGTAACAGATATGTCAAATATGTTTTACGAGGCAAAAGCATTTAATCAACAATTAAACGGATGGAATGTATCTAAAGTAACAGATATGTCAGATATGTTTTACGGTGCAAAGGCATTTAATAAATCATTAAACGGATGGAAAGTATCTAAAAAAACAAATACAAAAGATATGTTTACAAGTGCAACAGCATTTAAAAAAAATAAACAACTAAAGCCAACTCCAAATGAGAAAGCGGCTTCGGTCAAGTATAAAGCGAATTTTCCCAAGCATAAAGAGCCTTCGTCCAAGCATAATTCGCCTTCGGTCAATAATGATGATGAAAATTATGGTTATGCAAATGACCAGCAAAGAGATTATGAAAAAATGTTAATTGAGGCATTTAATAAAGAAGAGGAAGAAAAAAACAAACAAATATATCTTAAAAATAATCAAATCAATAATGATAATAATGAAGATACTGATTCATATGATTATGAAAATGCATATGCAGATGAATTAAATAATGAAACAAATAGCGATGACTTTAATTATGGTTCTGAAGATGAAGATGAAGCTAGAGGAACAAAAAAGAAAAGAAAAACAAAAAGAAATAAGAGAAAATCAAAAAAAAATAAGAGAAAAACATCAAGAAATACACGTCGTAAAAAAACAATTTATAGAAAACACAAATAGATGTTATACTTAATATAATAATTAGATAAATATTATATTAAGCGTGACATTTTAAAGCTTCGAAAGTGTAAATTAAATTATTTTGTATTATATATGTTTATTTTGTAATATTTTCTCCATAAAAATATCCTTATTATTATTTGAATTCATATAAATATTTGTTATTTCTGCCGGTGTGTAAAAATCCTCTTTAATATTTTGTAATATGTTATCATCTATTTCTTCTTCGAAAAAATGTTTATACATTTCTTTTATAATTTGATGGGAAACATATGATAATTCTAAAGTTATATCAATTCTACCTGGTCTTACAAGGGCCGAATCTAATTTATGATAATAATTTGAAGATATTATCATTATTCTACCGGATGTTTCGCGTATACCATCCCATAAATTTAATATATCATCTAATGTAATTAGTTCGTTTTCATTAAAAACACTTATTGTTTCATTAATTTTTTCATCAATTTTTTTACTAATTTTTTCATTTATATCATCCATTTTTTCATTTTTAACATTTTTAACATTTCTATCTAAAACTATATCTCCAATACAATCGATGTCTTCAAAAACTATTATTTTTTTGTCAAATCCTATAACATTTTTATTATTTTCATTATAAAACTCTTCAAAAAATATATTATTTAATTGTAGTTTTGTTTTAATCATTTTTAAAGATATAACAATAATGTTACGATTTGTGTAGTTAGCGATTGACTTTATAATTGAAGTTTTGCCTGTTCCAGGTGGACCATATGTTCCAATCCCTAATGAATATGGTATTCCCTTATCATAAAACCATTGTTTGTTGTGTAAAAAAAAGTCTATTTTTTTAATAATATCATTTTTTTCTTTAAAAAATATATTAGAAAATGAACGTGTGCTTAAAAATTGTATTTCATTCCATAATTCGAAACTTTTTTTTTCATATTTTGCCTTTATTAATGTATAAATAAATAATTTATTTTTCCTACTATTTTCAATAAAAGCTAAATATTTGTTAGTTAAATTATCTACATAATTCTTTATTGTATTTAAATTACTTTTATATGAAAAAATAGTAATAGTAATTGTATCATATTGGCGTTTTGCTGTGCTTTTATCTTCAGAACCATTTGTCGATGTTTCAATATTAACTTTTATATATAAATCTAACTTCTCGCAAAGTATAAATTGTTTATGTTGTGTTACCATATAACAAGACGTATTATTAGTCTTATGATTCATATTGTGGTCATTAAATATGTTTTTTTGTTCTATTGTATATTCAGTTATTTCGTTTATACTTTTATTATTTTCAATGCTTTGAATAATAAAATACAATAAGGCTTTAAAACTATCACTAAATGTATTTGTTCGAGACATACTTCCGTCATATACGCTATTTCCCGTACATATAGTTCCTTGAAATGTTATTATATTTTTTTTATAAAAAATATCTGCTACATTTATCATATCTAATTTTAAGGTTAAATAATAATTATTTAATTTTTTAAGTAATATTGCAATAAGTGATAAAAATACACTTGTTACAATCATATCTATAATTGGGTTCCCTATTTTTATTTTATCAAAAATAATCATATTTAAAATACTATTTGTAACTGTGTCAAATTGGAAATTATTAATCATTTTTAAACCTTAAACGTACATATAAACACCATATTGTTTTTAATATGTTTTCAATAATGTTTATTTATATATGTGTAATCCCATTCCAACTTTTAAATAATGAAAAAAACTTTTACGATCTTTTAATCTACAAATATCTGTATCAGTTATTACATCAATCCAAGATAAATGTTTTGATTTTTTTAGAGTATCACGAATTTCTCCTCCATAAGAAATAAACCCAACAACTAACAAAAATATAATAAAATAATAAATGATGGTTTCTATTTGATTAATTGTTGTAAAATCTTTTTTATCTATTTTAAATAAACGTATTTTATAGGGCCAATCTTGTGTTATCCAATATTGGTTTTTATTATATATGTCTTGATCATTTGTATTAATTATTTGACTTCCTCCTTCTAAATAAAAATCTTTGTTTAATTCTAAAAAATATATTACAAAAATAAGAAATAATACTAATCCGGAGATTTTCATATCTAAACGCATTGCAACTAAAAATCCTATAAAATAAAATATGGAATAAATCAATTTCTCTATTGGAGGAGTATATTCTAACTGACCTGTTCCAGAGAGTAACGTAACTAAGAAATAAAATAATAAAAAGGCTATTAAAAGTTGTAGCCATTTATGTTGTTTTATATTGTTTATTTGATTACAAGTAAAAATACTGGTTCCTATAAAATTACCAACTAACAACAAATAAAAAATAGCAAATGATTTTATAATATCTGCTTGATTTTGCGAAATTTCATTGATATAAGTATTTAACATATTATTTATGTATATTATATTTATTACTTTTCATTTTCACTTTCACTAACAATTTTTTTTACTATTTTGGTTGATACAAATTGTCTGGAACATTTAGGACAATGAAATGAATTACAACTAATATAATTTATGGATGGATAACAGTTTTCTGTATGACAGTATATACAAGTTCTATCAAATATAGTATAAGACGTAGTTGTTTTTTTTGGTAAAAAAGAATAATTCATTAATCTAAATATATAATAAAAATATATTATTAATACGTATTTTTATAGTTAAAATTTACTAAAGTTTTTTACTGTTTTATTCAAGTTAAAATTTACTAAAGTTTTTTACTGTTTTCGACAATGAGTAACAAATAAACCCAAATAATGCACACGTGAATACTAATCCATTAAAATTATAATTACCATCTGTGTGACAGAAAAATGGAAAATATTTAAATATATTTTTTTTAAAGAAAGGCAATTGAAATAAAAAATATAGCACCGCTAATAATAATGGGCCTTGTATTTCATCATAAAGATTATCTAATGAATTTTGGTTTTTTTCCGCAGTATAATAATGGGTTATATCATCACTTGAATCATTAATATAATCTCTTGTGGTTGCAGGTGGCACATAATTTGGTTGAACTTGAACATCACTTGTTAGTTGATCAGTTTGTAATGGTATATCTCTACTTGGTAATTGTGTTGCACCAGATAAACTGGCTTGTTGTAGTCCATTAACTATTTGACTTATAGTATTTTGATCAAGTGTCATAGCCCCATTATTTTTATTGGTTTCGTTAATATCTAAACTAATATTACCAGACGCGGTTGGTAAATCATTTATACTTGTTGTGTTAATTTCAGACATATTATATATAAATATTCAAGTATTTTGATATTTACGCAATTTTAACCGTCTTTTTATTTTTCTCACAATTAATTGCTTCTTTCTCAAATTTATAACATTTTCCATCAAATTTATATGTTTGGTCTTCTAATTCTTCCGTCGGAGGTGACTTTATAATTTTACAATATTTCCCTTTACAAACCGTTCTAAAAAATGTTGCTAAACCAATTCCTAATAATATTGACATCATTATTTTACCTGTATGGCTATGAACAAATTTATCTAAATACATTTATATTATGTTAGTATAAAATAATATAAATTATTGAATTGGAACTGTTTTTATGGAGAATGGATTTATGGGGCAATTTGTTTCAACTGGTTTATATTGAAAACATTGATTAACCCCATCTTTATATTGAGTTTTTAAATAATTTTGAGGGCTTGGGTAAACATATACCGTTTTAATTTCAGGACCAGTTATGTAAATACATAATAAGCCAATTCCAAAACTTATTAAAAATACAGGCAATGATACATACTTACTTAACATATATATTTAACCAATATTTTTAAAAATACCCACGTCCAAATTTAGCTTTTGCGGCTAATAAACGTTCTAATTGTTCATTAAACATACCATATTTAACATCATATCTAAGTGTTGCATTATTTATATCCATTCCGTTTTTGGTCATCCGGTCATTAAGTTTATCTTCTGTGTATATTAATGATAATAAGTTCTTTTGATATGCGTTGTTTGGTTCATAATTTATATTGTCAAATAAGTCATTAATGATTTTCGACTCAAAATCATATTTACCAGTGGTGTTGTAGTTGGTAATATCATTGTCGGTTGGTAATTTTATATTTTTCGGTAACCCTAATTTACATGGTTCCCCATTCTTTCTTCGTCTATAACAATCATTCACAAAAGTAACTAACCAATCTTTATCTTGTAAAAGTAA